AACCCTCGTATGGTCTGAAGCGCTAACTGGAGCTGCAACGATAGCGCATCAAGCAAATGAATCAGCTTGCAAGTTCTCAACCTCTGCTGCAAATGGAGATAAGGCGACACGCTCCAGCAAAAAGCTATCTCTCTATACACCTGGAACTTCTATATTAGGGTTCTTCACTGGGATCATGGGTGTAGGAGCTGCCAATTCGAGCCAACGGATAGGTCTATTCAGCGCCAATGATGGGGTATTTTTTGAGCAAAAAAACAAGGTAATGGGTATTGTTATTCGTACCTCTGTAACGGGATCTGTCGTCAATAACAGGGTTGATATATCAGGATGGAATATCGACTGTTTCGATGGTGCCGGACCATCTGGAGTTCTGCTTGATTTTACCAAAACTCAGATATTCTGGATCGACCTTGAATGGCTCGGTGTAGGTCGAGTTCGCTTTGGTTTCGTGCATGAAGGAAAGATCTACGTTGCTCATGAGTGCTATCATAATAATCAGCTAACAACTGTATACATGAAATCACCTATACTGCCCGTAACCTACGAAGTCGAAAATACTGCTGCGAGCACTGCGCTAACAGACTTCCGGCAGATATGTTGCTCCGTGATAGTTGAGGGAAGCGAAACCACTTCAAGGATCCCTCGCACGATAAGCAATGGAGGTACTGCAAGGGCAACGACTACAACGACTGGTATTCCCCTCATCTCGCTGAAGCTTCAGACAGCAAATATTGGCACCGCTATGCTGAAACCTATTAGAAATATTCGTTCTACCAATAAACCCTATATGCAAAGGAATATTGTGCAGTTTATAGCAGACCTATCGTTAAATTGGCAAGGGTTAGATCAGATAAAAGACATGATCCAACTGCTCGATGCGCATATTGTAAAATTTCAGCTCTACAGCGAGTATGATTTATACGGTTCAGGCAGCAGGGAAAGCAAGTTCAGGACTGAATGGCTCCCACAGATATACGAGTTCTGCAAGCTGCATAAAAAGAAGATGATGGTCACGGTTTTTAACCCTGATATGATCAAGGTTGTAGAGCCGTATGTACCAATGTTTAAAATAGCATCGAGCGAGATCACGGACCGAGAACTGATCAACAAAATAAAAACATACAAAAAGCCTGTCATGATCTCGTGTGGGGGAGCAACCCGAGCGCAGATCGGTACTGCAGTTACAGTGCTCAATGAGTTGCAGATCGTGCTTATGGCTTGCAATGTAGAGTACCCGAGCAAGCGTCATAACGTGAGAAAGATGCTTCATCTTAGGAACGAATTTAAGCAGTGCTCGCACGGTTATTCTGATCATTCTCTGGATATCGAGTGCATGCCTATTCTGTGCGAATGGTACGGTGCCAAGTTCCTAGAAAAACATGTTAAGCCGAATGAAGATAACAGCGAATATGAGGCTCATGCGCTCACGGTTTCAGAGTTCAATGAAATGGTCGATGCCGTGAATGGTGTCGTTATGCCTGAAAAGAAAAACCCTCATCAACGGTTCTATAATGACGAACTAAAGCGATGGGTGAGACCACGTGTCTGATTTCATTTTCGAAACCCACAGTCAAAAGCAGGATGACGTTTTTACCAGTGAAAAACCGATCACGATTGCCGCTACTGGTATTCAGTGGGGTAAAACTTCAATTGGAGTTATGCGTCTCAAGGTTGCAATGCATGAGTTTCGCCACCCTACAGATAACTTCATAGTGACATCTCCGACTTATAAGATCCTTTATCAGTCAACAATTCCACCATTTCTGCACTTCAACAAAGGTTTAGGACGATATGACAGAAAGAATGAATGTTTTGAAATCAAGGGTGGTGGTCGAGTGTGGTTCCGAACCGGAACGGATCCAGATTCGGTGGTCGGTATTACCAATGTACGACATATTCTCTGCGATGAGGCTGGACTTTACAGCTTATACTTTTGGGAGAACATCCAGGCTCGAGCATCATTTAAAGAAGCTCCCATCACCATCGTTACATCTCCGTATTCGTTAAACTGGCTCTATCGAGATTACATAAGAAAGTTTAGAGCAGGAGATCCATACACTCTGCAGGAGGCTCATCTCTGCCAAGCACGATCCGATGAGAACCCTTACTTTCCCAAAGCTGAATACGAGCGCAAGCGTCATACCATGGAGCCACGTCGATTCAACATGGTTTATGGTGGTAATTTCGATAAAGCGCAGGGCTTGGTTTATGGATGCTGGGAAGCAAGCAAATATTGGATCGATCCGATTAATTTACCAGACGGTACACGCTACATTGGCGGCATAGACTGGGGTTATACCCACCCGTTCGTGATCGTGGTAAGAGCTATTACTCCTCTCGGGATCCACTATCAAGTTGCTGAGTTCTATGCAACGCAGCTCCGCATTGCTCAAAAGATCGATGCTGCTCATCGCCTTCGCTCAATGTACCCAATTGAGAAGTTTTATGCCGATCCAGCTAACCCCGACGACATCGACGACATGAATCGAGCAGGTCTTAGAGTCATCCCTGCAAATAACGATATAAAAGCTGGTATCGAGGCTCAATGGGAACTCATAAATGACGGCAGATTTTTCATGTTCAGAGGCAATAATTCCAAAACTGCTGATGAGTTTGAAATGTATCACTATCCCGAACAAAAAGCGCTGCGTCCTGATCAAGCTGAATCAGATTTGAGTGAGCTTCCAGTCGATAAAGACAATCACTGTATGGATGCAAATCGATACGTTACAAATGCGACATTTACATGTAGCAAAAAACCGAATAAAATAATACAGTCTGACAATACACCTATTATCCCTATGCGGATTGCATCAAATTATGACCTAAACCGTGAGAAGATTCTCAAGAAAAAGAAGTCGGGAAGTCATATTTTGTAGGATGATCATTCGTGCCTATATACGATTATAAGTGCAAGCACTGCGAAGACACCTTTGAAGTAACAAAGCGCATAGCCGATGCCGATATGATCGAGTCATGTCCGCACTGCTCGACTGCTTGCGATAAAACGTGTCGTATTATTCATTCGCACGAGTTCTACGGTGAAAAACCTGAGGAACCCTTTTACTCTGCCGCACTTGGAAAGATGGTAAAAGGAAAAAATGATCTAAGAAAAAAAGCAAAAGAAAAAGGTTGGGTTGAGATCGGAAACGAGGACATCAACAAAACCCATGATAGCTATGAACGAGATCGCAAAAAGAGCGAAAATGAGCGCTATCGTGAAATATATGATCCCGGTGCATACCGGGTGAGGAGCGTATAATCGTGCTCGAAACACTTAATCAAACTGGAAGCGATAACTCTGGAACGAACCCTGAGGTTTCACCCGAAGAACAGGCAATCGTTCGTGGTGTCATGAAGAAATTTTACCAGTGGAAAAAAGTTCGTGATAACGCATCAAAAAACTGGATCAGCTTTTATAAGCTATTTCGTGGCGTACAGTGGAATACCCAACGACCAAGTTGGAAAAATAGCGAGATCGTAAACTTCATTTGGCAAGTAATTCAAAGCCAAGTTCCACTACAGACAGATGCCCGTCCAAAGTTTACATTTTTGGCAAATGAACCAACGGATGTACCATTTGCCGAATTGATAAACAAAATATGCGACGCCGAATGGGATAGATACAACTGGATGATGACTGTTCAAGAGGTAATTCTTGACGGTTATATTACCGGATCAGGTATCAGTTCAACCAACTTTGATCAGAAGCTGCAATATGGTCTTGGTGCTCCTGTTTATGTGAGCGAAGAACCTCTATATTGCTACCCTGATCCTGAGTGCAACGACATCAATGATGAGAAATCTGAGGGATTTTTCAAGGCATATCCAACTCCAACGGATAGGCTTAAGCAGAAATATCCACAGCGTGCTCACTTAATAAAATCTGATATCTCATCTGATAGAACTCAAAAAGATAAGTATGATCTTCAGAGACGATATTTAACTGAACATATGTCATCTAATGCCAATATGCCTGAGATGACATTCGAGGCAGATAGAGTTGATGATAGTACTATTCAAAAGACTATGGTTTTTGAATGCCATTTAAAGCCTATGGATGTTGAAGAACTCGTCGAGCAGCAGGGTGAAGATAAGATCTACACGATCAAAAAGAAATTCCCGAATGGTCGATATCTCGTGATCGCCAACGGAATGATCCTGGAAGATGGTCCCCTGCAATATGAAGATGGACTTATTCCATTTTCTAAATATGTAAACTACGTCGATCCTAGAAATTTTTGGGGTATCTCAGAAGTTGAGCAGCTTGCATCTCCACAGATAATTATTAACAAGATATTGTCGTATACAATTGACGTACTGTTATATACCAGCAATCCGATTTGGATCGTGGATAACTCTGCTGATATCGATACAGATAACCTAAATAATATTCCCGGTACTGTGGTCGAGAAATCTCCGGGTTCTGAAGTAAGGCGTGAGAATGGTCCTCCGCTTAATCCTGGGTTTATGCAGGTTCTGCAACAACTCACGGGATGGTTCAATGAAGTCGCTGGAACGAGTGATTTTTCAAGGGGTGAAGCACCCGGTGGTGTTACTGCTGCCTCTGCAATCGAGCAGCTTATTTCAGCATCAAGAACAAGAATCAGACAGCGTATGCGAAACCTTGACTGTTATCTTAGAACTGCTGGTAAACTGTGGCTCAATAGAGTGCTTGAGAACTACACGGCTCCTCGGGTTTATCGCATGACGAATCAGGATGGGAGCCAGTATTTTTTGAAGTTTCATATGGACAAGGTTCCCGATCCAAAAACTGGTGAAATTAAAAATGAGGCAACATTCCACAAATATCAGACTAACGATCAGGGTATAGTGGATGAAATAGCAGTGGGTAAATTAATACTTCAAGGCGAACTAGATCTAAAGATCTCTGCTGGCAGTGATTTACCATTTGAGGCAGCAGATAAAGAGCGCAGGGCACTGGCTCTATTTGATCGTCAAATAATTGATGCCGAGGAAGTTCTTAATCAACTACAATATCCAGATAAAGAAAAACTATTGCAGAGGTTAGCTGAAAGGCAGCAAGTAATGCAGCAGCAGCAAGCAATGCAGCAACAACAAGGAGCATAAAATGGAACCTCAAGATCAAGGGCAAGAAGGTGGCGCACCAAGTCCAGAAGAAATTGTTAAAAATGTTGCTGAAACTATTGGAGCACTCGCTCAAGCTGCTGCACAACAGCAAATGCCTGATGTTGCAAAGCAGCTTCAGCAAATCCAGCAGCAGTTTATGCAAGTCATGAGCGCAGCGATGAAACAAGCAGGTGGAGGCGGTGGACCCCAAGGACAATCTCAAGCTATGCCAGATCGTTCTCAGGGAATGCCAGTCGGACCACAGGGAGCTATGTAAAATATGGTAGATTTTAATCTCGATCAAATTGCAAGCGAAATTGACTCAGGAACATTCGACTCTGGTAATGGCGGATCACCAGCACCAATGGAGAATACTACTCAAAGTCAGCAAGCATTTGATCCCAACTTGGTGATCCCATACAAAGCACGAGGGAAGGATATTTCCGAACCGCTTTCAACGGTGATCCAAAGAGCCTCAATGGGCTATGACTATGCTCAACTTATGCAGCAGCATAAGCAGCGTGAGGCCGAAATTGAGGCACGTGCTCACCAGATTTCCGAGCTTGAACAGCGGTGGAAACCCTACGATGAGTATGCATCGACCAACCCTCAATGGGCTGATCATGTAAAGCAGTCATGGGAAAACAGGTTCTCTTTTGGCCAGCAAAGCCAGAATCAAGAACCACGGTTCGAAAGCAATGCTCAGAATAGCGCATTGCCACCAGAAGTCGCTGCCAAGATCGAAAAAATGGAAAGTTTTATAGGTCAATATGAATCTGAGAAGCAGATGCGTGTGCAAGCAGAGCAGGATGCAGCGCTTGCGACAGAGATTAACTCGATACAATCCGAGTATCCTGACATTGATTTGCGAGCTACAGATCCAATGACCGGTGAATCAGCGGAGCAGCAGATAATCAGACATGCTCAGGCTCATGGAATAAGCAACTTTCGAGCTGCCTTTCGTGACTACATGTTCGACAAACTGCTTGCTCGTGGACAGACACAAGCAAAAGAGGTGGTTGCAAAGCAAATGCAATCGCAAGTTAAAAATGGAGTCATCGGGCAAAGCAATTCGCCTATGCTCCAACCTCAAGTTCAGGGCAATATGCGTGGACAGAGTTATCACTCACTCATGGATATTGCTGCAAAAGAGTTAGGTTTTTAATAACAAGTTTTAATATCAAGGAGCGATATTATGGCAGTTTCAGTAGATCAGCTAACAGCGATCACTCAGCGTTTCATCATGCCTAAAATGTATGATGCAATTTTCGATACCAACCCACTTCTGAAGCGACTTCTTGCATCAGGTCAGTACAAGTCCGTGAGCGGTGGAACGTCAATTGATATTCCACTCAACTATGCACAAGTGACAGCAAGCGGCTGGTACTCTGGTGCAGATAGTCTTGATACTTCTGAGAATGATACGATTTCTTGCGCACAGTATGCTTGGAAATCTCTGTTCGCAGGGATCACGATCACCGAGGAAGATGAACTCAAAAACGGTGGTTCTGCAGGGGTTTTGAAGCTTCTCGCTTCTAAAGCACAGATCGCAGAAAAAACAATTAAAGATCAGCTCGGCACTGGACTGTTCAGCGACGGTACAACTGCAAAGTCGATCATCGGCCTTCGTGATATTGTTGCAGTAGATCAAACCGTAGGTGGAATTTCTCAGTCAACGAACAGCTGGTGGAGTGGTATCGTCGATAGTACAACTACGACTCAGACCATTTCAGCAATGAATGCAGTGTATGAAAATGCCAGCGTTGATAACGAAAAACCAACTGTGGGTATTGGTACAAGAACCGTTTACACTCGCTATTACAATTTACTTCAGCCAATGCAACGATTCAGTGACAGCGATACTGCAAAAGGAGGTTTCCAGAACCTTATGTTCAATGGAATACCGATTCTTTCTGACTCACACTGTCCTGCGAATCATCTGTTTTTCTTAAACGAGAAGCATTTGTGGCTGTGCTACCACCCTGAAAGAAACTTTGCTGCTGAGCCTTTCCAAAAGCCTCTTAACCAGCAAGTAAAAGTTTCGAGAATTCTGTGGATGGGTGCTTTCGGTTCATCCAACAACAGACTTCATGGCAAGCTTTCCGGACTAACAGCTTAATTGCTGTTAGGGCCTTTTTGTGTAGTTTTGGTTTAACAAATTTGAAAGGAGACACGGATGTCTTTTTACTCTAATACTCCAGTGATGTTCTCAGGCGTATCAGCTACGACTCTTACCCCCGGTTCTAAAGATCCAGAACTTGGCACTAGGGTCAACTATGCTGGTAATGAATATGTTTATGCATACAACGCATCCAGCGACAGTGCAATGTATCCCGGAATGGTTGGAACACCAGTTACAGGTGGTTCATCCTACAGTTTCACGATCTCGACAGCAGCGGGACTAGAAGCACCTATGGGTGTTTGCAAAAACGCAACTTTCGCAACTGGTGCCTACGGATTCTTGCTCGTTCGGGGATATGGTACAGCATATGTCTCAGCAGCAGTTGCGGCAGGAGTAGTTCTGCAAGTTGCAGCTAACGGTATTTTTACTACAGCGGTGACATTTCCAGTAACCGCAAAGCTTATGGCTGCGACTTCAGCAGCAACCAACGTTACAGGTTCAGCATTTTTCAGCTTTTAATTGAAAGGAATTCTGGGTGGTAAAGACAGCAAATATTCAACTTGAACTACAACCTTATATAGCAGCTCCTCCGATCACGCTGCAACAGATGTACGGAAGTGCATGCAGCTCGGATGGTGCCACGATATCGGCTTGGAAACCAAAGTGGATAGGAAATATCACTCAGAATACTAAGAATTTCGGATCATTTGCAGCGATGGGGATAGGTCAACTATTCCAGAGTTGGCTCGGTAAACCCGTGATCATAGCAGGATCAGGACCGAGCCTCGTTCATAACATTGGAAAGTTAAAAAACAGACCAAAGTGCCTAGGACTAGTGAGCTGTTTACATAACTTTCATGCTATGGAAGATAACGATGCAGAAGTAGACTACTACGTTACATTAGATGCAGGTCCGATTACGGTTCATGAGGTTTCTGAAGGTGGATCAAAAACACCAGACGAATATTGGACGCTCACAGCTAAGAGAAAGCTGATTGCATTCATTGGTTCTGACCCTGAGTTGCTAACGAAATGGAGGGGTGAGATCTATTTCTTTAACGCTCCGGTTCCTGATGAGAGCTACATGAAAGAGATAGCGGCAATTAACCCGATGCATCAGTACATTAGTAACGGTGGAAATGTATTGGGTGCTTGCCTATATTTCGCAAAAGGCTGGCTCGGAGCTGTGACGACAATATTCATTGGTGCTGATTTCTCTTTCAGCAATCGTGAGAAGATCAAATTTCATTATTGGGATAGCCAGTATGATGCTTCGATAGGTGAGACTATTAGAGTGGTCGATATCTATGGAAATAGTATTCGCACATGGGGTTCCTATTACAATTTTAAGTTATGGTTTGATTATGTAACCATGGTATGCCCTGGTCACTATATCAATGCTACCGAAGGCGGCTGCTTTGGTGCGTATCGAGAAGGCAATATAATGTCGGTTCTCCAGATGGAGTTAGACAGAGTATTTGAGATGTTTAGCATCAGTGGTAAACTGCATTATAGGGCTGAAAATCCAACAGAGGCAGCATCAAATAAAGACGTTATTCTTTTTTAAGGATGAACATAAAATGGCTTATACAGTAACACAAACTAAAACAGGTTTTGGAGATCAAAAGGTAGCTATTTGCAACGTAACTGCCGATGCGGCAAGCGGCACTATTCCTACAGGACTTACCGTCATCACAGGGTATTCCGTTGGCCCGATTTCTATGGCAACAGCATCTCCCCTGATGAAAGCAAGCGCTGGAACAGTAACCGTGAGCGCAGCAGCTAACGGGGATAATTTCTATCTCATCGTCTACGGTCGTTGAGATGAGTACAATCGGACCTGTCAAGGTCTTTATTAAAACCATGGCTTCCAATGCAACGGTGGCATCTTTTAATGTCGGTGGAAGCTATAAGTCCTATCAAGTGGGAATTCCCTCAATGGCATCAGGTGGTGATGTTCGGTTTGGAGTTTCGACTAACGAGGGGACCTCGTATCGAACTCTTTATCATGCTCCAACGGTAGCGACTGCATCTCCAACTGTGGTTAATATTCCTTCGAGCGTTTCTAACGCTATGATTGGAGTTCCACCACTTGGTCAGCATTTTCAAATCACAGTAACAACTGCAGCGACTGCGACTGCATATGAATTTTCAGTTATATGTTATGCATAAGGAATGTTTCATGCTCGATTCTTTAGTTAAAGTTCATAATAAGAACAGTTATGATTATAAAGAGAACTTTAAGGGTAAAGAGATTTTTATCCCTGCTGGTAAGTCTATTAAAATGGACTATGAAGAAGCGCATAGATTTCTCGGTCAGATGCCAGAATTTAAGAGAACTAAAGATGGTATGCAAGATCCTATTTCCTACAAATGGCTGGAAATGGACAAGGATGACAGAAGGAGAGTTGAACTTGCTCTTAGAAATGAGACAGAAGAAAAAGCTGCTAAGGTTTTTTGCTGTCATGCGTGCGGAGAAGATTTTGATGACAAAAAGTCTCTTTTTAAGCACGTAAAGAAAGAGCACTACGGTCAACTTGATAAAGATTCACGGAAAGAACTAGAAGAAAAAGGTGATCATGAAACTTGAAGGCAAATGGTGGATCACCCTCTATGGTGCTCCAAATGAAGTAAAATGCGCAACTCACGGTAAGAATGTAATTGTCACTACTGGACAGAACTATCTTGCTGACTTTTTGGCAAGTGCAGCAGCAGCAGCCAGCACTTTTACAATGCGCTATGTTGCAATCGGCAGCGATTCAACGGGTGAGGCGGCAGCAAATACAGCATTAGGAACAGAACTCGCACGAGTATCTGGTATTGTATCAAGCGCAACGGCAATCTATCGCATCACTGCGACATTCGCTTCGGGCGTGGGCACAGGAAATATATACGAGTATGGATTATTTTCTACGATCACGACAGCAGCAGGAACGATGTTTAGCAGAGATACCGAGGGACTTATTACAAAAGGTTCCAATGATCAATTAGTCGTGACAACGGAAGTATCCATCTCCTAAACTGGAGATGAATTTTGGCAAATCTCACTAAAACTATCACCAATAGGCTCAACGTCTATTCCAGTGAGCCAACAACTAAGTGGAATGCATTCGTGTGGGGAACCGGACTTTGGGGTTGGCGTGATGTCGAATGGACATTCGATAAAATGTTAACTAACTCCGCAACATTTACCACAGTGCAATCAAAAAACGTGTGGCATCTTATCTCCGAGACAGCAGCAATAGGAATAACTATTTCAAGAGAATGGAGCTATCAGATTTTTGAATCTGTGGGTCTATCAAGTTCTATTGCTTCGGTTTATCTAATAAATAACGGGTGGAAAGTTACAAAAGGTGGAATTGATAATGCCGTAAACTGGCCACGGGATACCTTTGTAAAACAAAGCAATCCGACAACAAATTGGGTGGAAACACCTTCACCAACAACATCGTGGGTGTAACATGACTATGACGCTATCTAGTCTCACTGACTTCATTAGGTCTGCTTATAATAGTGCTGAAGGGGATAACTTTTTTGGATCATTATGGATGATTAACCAAGTATGGGCTGCTGAAACTCAGCTTGCTAACGAGGGTTGGGTAATTGAAAATACCTATACAAATACAAGTGTGGCAGGAACTCGGACATTAGCCTGGCCAGCAGGAGCGCTTGCAATAAAAGAGGTACGATACAAGGGAAATAAACTTCTCAAGATAGATATCGAGTCGGATCCAAAAAACGACGATAATAATCCGAGTGGAACTCCTGGTGCTTATGCAATATGGGATAAAGAAATTATTCTTATTCCTACTCCTGATACAACTAGGGATACCATACAAATTAGGACATTCCAAACAGCAGCACAGCTTTCAGATGCGACAGATCCACTTAATGTTCCTGATGAGTATCAGATTTGTGTTGCGGATTTTGTGATTTCTGAAATGGCGATGAAAGACCAAAACCTGCCTCTTAGTGCCGCATATGGTGCAAAATGGGCAAGGTGCGTAGAGAAGGCTCGCCAAAATCAGAGGAAACAAAAAAGATCTGATAAGCCAGCACGAACGAAAGATTACTATTTCGGAAGTGATCCCATTTCGAACAGATTTTCCACTAACTATTGAGGCGGATCATGGCAAATTTTTTTAACATAGCATATCCACCAAATGAAGATTATATACGCTTCAATGGTGGTAAAAACAGCAAGATCCAGAAAAATATAATCCTCGATAACCAAAGTCCTGATTGCTTGAATGTTATTATTGATGACGATGCCGTGGCAACAAGACCAGGGACTTTAGTTTTTAACACCTCATCAGTGGGATCATTTGCATGCGATGGTTTCTACACTCGTCACGAGCGCAACTCAACTGCAGAAACAATGTGCGCATGGTTTGGTGGTTCGTTGCACGCAATCACAGGCACGAGCACTTTTACAACTATAGCAAGCGCACAGTCTATCTACACGGGTGGCACCAAGGTTTTTGCAGTCGAATATCAAAATAATATATTTTTCGGAGCAGGATCTGCAAATATTCCCTCTAAATGGAATGGAACTGATTTTACTCGTCACGGTATCTATGCTCCTACGACCACGATGAGTGTGGCTTCAGCAGCAGGATCCAACCTTTCTGGTCTTTATAGATGGGCTGTCGCCTATGTCAATTCAGCAATGGTGGAGGGTAATTTATCACCCTTCACGGTCACGTTTTCTGCTGCTGCGACTGGAGTTCAGCTTTCTTCTGTACCTGTAGCTCCTCAGAGTTATGGAGTTGCATCAAGAAATATTTATAGGACTACTGCTTCAGGAACGGTGCTTTATTATGCAGGGAGTATTGCAAATAATACTTCAACAACGTACGTAGACAATACATCAGATGCCGGGTTGGGTGATGAGGCTGTTACCGATAACAATGAGCCTCCGAACTATCATGCTTGCATTTATCATCAGGATAGAATTTTCATGATTGGCAGATATCCCGGTGATAATAACGATCAAGTTTATTATACGGATGTAGGAAATCCATATGTCGTGTTATCGAGCAACTTCATTTCAATAGGAGATGCCACGAGCGATACTCCTCAAGCATTAGGATTATGGGATAACTATCTTATCGTCACTGGAGCACGTGGATCGACTTGGATGGTTTACATGCCTACGTCTGATGATACCAATTGGTCGATATTAAGATTGCGCAGCGGATATGGATCTAAATCACCTCTCGGTATGTTCGAGGCACTTAATTTTCTGATTTTTCCTGCCGTTGAAAGAGACAAGTTCGTTGGTTTTGGAGCGCTTTCAGCGAGTGGTATTGAAGCAACCGCTGCAACCACTGACGTCGGAGCCGTGGGAAGTGATCTTGTTTCAAATGTGATTGAAGATGAAATGTTTGCTGCAAATGAAACATACCTATCCAACATTGCATCGATAGTATTTAAAAACAAAGCATACATCACCATGACAACTGGAAACTCTACTTTTAATAATAGAGTTTTTGTTTTTGATTTCTCTACTAACGGTCTGCAAAAATCACAGAAATATACTTGGATCCCGTGGACGGGTATTAATGCTGCTCAATTTACTGTTTATGGTGGTAATCTCTATTACGCTTGCAGCAATGCGGTTGGTCATGTCTATAGAGCACTTAATGCGAGTTATAGCGATTCTGGAACTGCAATAAACAGTTATTTTTGGACTAAAGAGTTTGCCGGTCAGCCTCAGCACTCGACATGGTACAAGGATTGGAGATTTGCGAACTTGCTTTATGAGTTAGCTGGTAATTTCAATATGGGTTTAACGATTCGAACCGACTCTGATCGTGGTGAAGGTATACGGTACGATCTCGACTGTAGTCCTGGATCAAGCGTATGGGGAAGCATGGTTTTTGGAACAGATAATTGGGAACCCGGAAGGGATTTAAAAGATCTAAAATACCCACTAGGACAATTTCGAGGGAAAAGGGTTCAATTCAAATTTTCAAATAACAACACAGCAAATCAAAATTTCAAAGTCGTAGGATTAAACCTCACCTATAACCTTAAGGGGAGAAGATAAATATGGCATGGTATAATAGTGCTAAGGATTTGAAAAAATCAGTGTCAGTTAATAATGCTAAGAAAGTTGCAGGTGATGTTTACAGTGCAACAACAAAACAGCCAACAAATGCTATCTATGAGTCAATAAAGCAGGGATCGATAAAACCTGCGCAGCAGTATGCCGGTGATGTCTGGAGTCAGACGGTAAAGCAGCCAACAAATGCTCTCGGAAATCTCGCCACTGGTGCAGCAAAATCGTCTGGTATTACTGGTTGGCTTGAGGAATTAATGGGTAAATCCAAAGGCACTATGGGAGGATCGTCATCTTCTCCAGCATCTCCCAACTCAGTTGAGGCATTAAAAGGTTTAGCATTCTCAGGTGGAGACGGGACTAATTTCACAGAAAACTATGCTAGTTCAATTGGAGCTAATGAAGATCCTAACGCTGTAAAATCATCGATAGCCAATAAGTATTCAGCTCTCGGAGAACTTAATAAACTCAGAGAAGGATCTCAAGCAAGGGGTGAAAATAGCGCTATGAGCAGACGCCTTGCATCAAGCGGCATGCTTGGATCTGGTGCTGGTATTAGAATGCAAAATCAAGTTCAACAAGAATCTGGACGCAGAATGGCGCAGGCAAACCTAGGTCTCGCAGCAGAGCAAGCAGGAATGGAGCAGACTGCTTCTGATACAGCTAACGCTCGCAACATCCAGCGAGAAGGCATGCGAGTTGGCGCTGCAGAGTCTGCCGCAACACGTGGGCTGCAAAATGCAACTTTCCAAGCCGATAAAGAGTTCAAAACTCAGCAGTTCGAGATGGATAAAGCTACGACACTTGAAAATCAAAAAACAGCTCGTGAGATTCAGCGCTATAACGAACGAGGTCTTATCGGCCAGTTATTTGGTGATTTGTTTGGCGGTGGGTCTGGAGTTTCAACTAAATATCCATTTGGAAATTTAATGGGGTAAGAATATGGGTACAGAAGTATTGATACCAGAACAGAGAAATATGCTCCAAAAAGGTTTCGGCATGATCGGTTCCCTCAGCCAAATCAATTTTGGAAACCTGTCTCAGGGATGGGGAATGGCCAAGGAAGGTTTCGGTAAATTATTCAGCGCTGGCAGTGCAGGTGCAACTGGAGGCAGTGGGGGGGGGAGTGCTGCTGCAGTGACAGGAGGAATAAATCCAACGGCAATGGAAACTGTTGGTGAATATGCACCCTACGCTGCTCCCGTGGCAGCGGCAGCAGGGTACTACGCTGATAGCAAGTCCTCGAACGGTGCTCATACAGCTCCGCCATTAGGGCAAGGCGGCAGTGGGCAGCAGCAAATGAATACCGTGGGCAAGGTGCAGAAAGCAGCTCCAACGATCCTCAGTGGGGGTTTAAATCAAATAAAAGGGCTTGGCCTTACTGAGAACCCATCCGACCCTGCAGCGGACGGTATGAGCGCTATGGAGCGCAGGTACACGACACAGCAGACAGCCATGACGGATCTGGAGGATGCACAGAAAGAACTAGGCAATGCTGGCTTACCTTTAGAAGAAAAACGCAGGATAAACCAAAAGCTCGAGCTCGCTCGACAGCAAATAGGAGCACCAAGGAATGGTCGAACTAATTATTCCGCAAAAGCGTAGTGCTATTGATAAAATTATGCAGGGATTGCAGGTGGCTCAAGCAATAGGCGGCATCAAATCTGATTATGAAAAAGGTAAACTTGCACAGCTTCAGCAAGAACAGGCTAAGAAAGATTTAGAGGCTCAAAAAAAACTTGAATCTGGAATATTCACTCCCTCGCAGGCCAAAAGCCTTTACGAGGCATCGGCTGATGATAAAAGAGCACAGCTTGGTAAAATCGAGGAAAAAGGTGCAGACGGTCAATCTACGTATAAAGATTTTTGGTATATAACTCCCGAGCGTTTAAAGCAAGAATCTTCAGTTGCAAATCTTAACGAGACGGAACAAAAAACACGTTTAGAAAGCCAGTATGCTCAAGGGCGAGTGAGACCTGCAGATTGGGATCATAATATTGCCGTTTATGGCAGCAAAAATCCTGGAGGTGGATTTCGGCAAGCATGGGATATCATCCAAAATCCTGATGGGACAACAAAAAGAGTTGATGTTTGGCTTAAGCCACTAAGAAGGCAGACGCTCGAAGATAGTATGGGAGTAGGAAGTGGAAGTGGATTTTTACCTACGACTGGACCTGGTGGAGTAAAGCTCCCTCTTATAACTATGAAAGACCTTAAAACTCCCGAGGAGAAGGCTGGATACCGTAATGCTGTTCAGAAACTTGCTGAAAAGGGAATTCCTCAAAATGAGATTCCTTACCGAATTTCGATTGAAGATGTTTATGCTTATAACCCTAAAAAACTTGAGGCTGACAGGAAAGATATTTCTAACAAATTGAAATCCTATAATGAACTTATGCCAGCTATTAAAAACGTGGACAAATTAATAGGCGGTATCGATGGTGATAAACCCATTAAGGGATCGGCTGATTTACGGAGCGCTTTGAAAGTAGGGATGTTCGGAAGTCTTGCAAGTAGGGTAGGCATTACCGATGTTGAGAAGCTTAAGCAAGCCGCAATCAGCAAAACACCGTCAGAATCAAAAAGTTTATGGACTGCGTTATCAGGTCTTAAGTCCGACTTTAATAGATTGAAATCTGGTCTAAGTTTAACAGCAAGCGAACTTGCGGCAGCAGAGAATGCTCTTGGTGTTAGTGAATGGGCAGACGATGCTCAGTTGCGACAAGGTATAAAAACTTTTCTATCAGCAATAAAAAGCGGAATGCAAAATGTTGAAGCTGGTTATCACGATGCATCAATAGATAACTATGTAAAAAATAGCAAATCAGTTACGACAAAAGATCCTATTTTCGAAAGATTAAACGGAAATCCTCGTTTTGTCGGGAATCCTGGACCAGGATCAAAAGACGGAGATAAACGAGACGCAGCAATTAACTTTACAGAAGGCGGTTGAAATGGCAGATGAAAAGACCGTTCAAAATTACTCTCTCAGGCAGCTTAAAGACTCGCTTGATTATGCGATAAACAATTATGATAACCCTGATCCTAAGGAACAGGATATAGCGCATAAAACCCTGATTAAAATGAATCTAGGTCAAGCTGATGCTAACTCGATGAGGTGGGCGCAACAGCGACTTGAGCAGGATCCAGGGGATGAGGATGCTATCGATACCAGAAACAAAGTTTTTTCCAAGGTAGCATCTAAATATTCAGCAATGCCATCCGAGGGAGATGAGGGAGCTTCTAATTGGCATAGATTTGTTGCAAAGTCGATACCTGATGAAGATCAGGTTCGTTATCTAACAGCAAAGGGTTATGAATCTTATAAAATGCCAACTGGTTCTGTAAGGGTTAAAAAACCGGGTGATCTAACCTACACTTATCTCGATCCCTATGGTTTTGATCTAATGGATATGGTCGATATCATCCCTGATGCAATCGAGACGGGACTTTCTTTTGCCGCTGAAGGTGGTCTTACAAAGGTAGCTCGAAATATTCCCTTGATAGGTAAATATCTATCAGCTCCAGGAGCTGCAACGGCAGCAGCAATCGGAGCAGGTGGAGATGTCGTTCGGCAAGGAATATCGATCGCAGCAGGGGGACGAGATAATTATGATCCTGTTAGATCGTTACAGCAGGGAGCTATTGCAGGGGGAGTTACAGGAACTATTGGCGGTCTTGGAAGACTACTTCCCACGGTTAAGAGTGCGCAGGGTGAAGCGAATGCGCTTGTATCTTCACAGATAAAACCTAATGCTAAAGAGATTCAATCAGCAGCAAAACTTATTGGAGCAGAGGCGACTCCTGGAACATTAACGACGAGTGTTTATCGGCAAAATCTTGAGGATGCTGCAGTAAGATCTCCTAATACTCTCGTGGGTACTCTTACCGGTGAAAGTAAACTTAAAAAGCAGGTAGCAAAAAACTATGAGGCTATCAATAAATCGGGTGAAAAACTTATCAATGAGATGTCTTATACATCACTGGGAGTTCCAGCCGAGGTGCTCGCAGTTAAAGAGTTAGCTCAGGATATAGCCAAAGCAGGAGATATCGCCAAAAAGGCAATCTATAGTAAGATAAAACTAAAGGTGGATGATGCAAGCAAACTCTACAATGAATTAGAAACTGTTCTTGACCGACCAGGATATAAAATCACTCAGACTCCAACGCAGGAGAAAATAACGCAGTTGATGTCTGATTATGAGTTTGATGATCCGGCTCAAGCATATCTTAAAAAACAGCAAGAAAAACTTCAGAATGTTATTACCCTATCAGATCTTAAAAAGTATAGGACCACGATACTTGCTGATGCCAAGCGTTTTAAAGAAGATCCGGCGCTATCTAGAGCGACCGCTATGATCTCTGGATCTCTCGATGAGACAAGGGATAAGACATTTGCGGATCTGATCGAATCAAATCTTGCCAAGTCGCAGGCAAATTTCGTCAAGAATTCTGCTAAGGGTATTCTGCCAAAACAGCAGAGTACAACTGCCGCCATTTTTGTTAAAGAGCAGCAGGATAAACTCGCTAAAGCATCGAGTCTATGGAGACAGGCAAATGAGGAACTTGCAAGCGTGATTAAGCGACCTAACGAGCAGCTTAAGGGTGGCGTTAATTATAACCTTGATAAGCTTGTTAAAGAGTCTCCCGAGAAGGCATTTAAGCAAGTTCTATCATCAGGTGATACAGAAAAAGCTGCATATCTTTTCAAGAAATATCCAGATCAGTACATCAATGTATTAAAGACTTCTAAGAGCGAAAAGATTCAGAAGATTATTAAGGATCTTGAGTATAATCAGCAGCGCAGTAAGGCCCCTGGATTTGCAACTATTGCCGCTATGAAGTCTTTATCTAATGAGGATAAGAATCTTCTTTTAGGTGCTGAATCTCAAAAGATTCACGATGCAATATTGACTTTATATAGAGAGCAGCCAAGACTTGTCAATGCTTCAGGTACATCTATAAACGAATCTATTATTAAGGGTGAATTTGCGAAAATGAATGCTGAGGCATTTGGAAGATTTCTGCAGAGGAAATGGTTTGATTGGGGTGGATCTACAGGTGGAACACTCGATAAGATACTCAATAATTTAAATACTAAGACTGGACGAGCTGCAATTCAAGCTGCGAAACCCAATAAAGATTACATTAGAAAAGAAGGAGAATAGTAATGGCATCACCAAGTGTAACTTATGTTTTTGTAAACGGTACAACTGCAGATGCGAACGCTGTAAATCAAAATTTCACAGACCTTATTTCAGCTATGACGGATGCCAGCAAGTCATTTTCTATTGATGCTCTCACCGTGGCAGGAGCATTAACTGCTAACGGTAATGTAACTCTCGGTAATGCAACGTCTGATTCTATCGGAGTAGTTGGATCTTTTGTTTTCAATGATGCTGGATCTGACGTAGATGCTCGATTTGAGGGAGATACTGATGCAAATCTAATTTATGTAGATGCAAGTACTGATCGTATTGGTATTGGCACTGATACTCCAGCTACAAAATTACATATTAAAAATGCTTCTTCTAGTGGAATTGCAACAAGAACAGAATGTATCGATGCTGCTGGTTTTGCAGCTTTTCAAGTGTACGGTAATGCTAACGTTAGTGGATTTGGACAATTGAATAGTAGTAATTCCACCTATGGTGCGGGTTTTCAAGGATGGAGTTATTTAGGTCCAGTTACAAACACTGGATTATTATTTTTAAGAAATAATGCTGTAACAGGTTTAATAAATACATCAGATAACTGGTCATTTGGAGCAGGTTCTGGAGAATCAAATACCAAGATGTCTATTTATCAGAGTGGATCAAACTCAGGTATTCAAATAGCTCATTATGCTTCAACTAGTTCAGCAACTTTACTTTATCTAAATGCAGGTCTTGCAAGTGGAGCTTTATCATCAGGGAATTTCATTTATTGTGCTGATGGTGGAGGTGCTCAATTCAAAGTGACTGGTCAGGGCATAATTTATGCACAAAATACTACAGTTCAATCTATTTCAGATATTACGACAAAAGAAAATATCAGGGATTTAGATAAAGGACTTGATACAATTCTTGCTTTGAGACCTCGTCGTTTTGATTTTAAACCAGGATGGGGAGCTAGTCGGAAAAATGTTATGGGTTTTATAGCTCAAGAAGCAGAAAAATTTGTTCCAGAGATCGTCGACGAGACTGAATTTAATAAAGAAACTGGTGAGAAGAAAAAAACAATTGGTACAACTGATTTAATACCTGTTGTAGTTAAAGCTATTCAAGAACTGAAAAAAGAGATTGATATTTTAAAGGCTCGTTAATATGATGAGCCTTATATTCCACGAATTATTGTTTAGGATATTTTAAATGCAGAAAATTGTTGTTATCACGGGTGCTACCGGCACCCTTGGCTCCCGTCTCATGGCTTATCACGCTGCGCAGGGTGATATTATTTTTGCACTGTCTCGCTGCGATCATAAAATAAGCATGTGGCAGAAGACATTTCCACGAGTGAATTGGTGTTTAGGAGATATTAGAAATGACCTGAACGGAGTAATTCCACCCATTGCTAATATCGTCTATCATTGCGCAGCTCTAAAACATGTTGATAAAGGTGAGATGTACCCCAACCAGTATCATGCTGTAAACTATGAAGGTACTCTTAACGTTTTCCACCATATTAAAACTGATAAGTTTGTGTATTTTTCTACAGATAAAGCAGTGCTACCCATAAACTTCTATGGTATGAGTAAAGGTATTGCTGAGAAACATCTTTTATCTATTAAGAAAGCTTCTAATAAGAATATCTACATATTTAGATGGGGGAATATAATTGGATCACAGGGTTCCGCTATCCATGGATTTGTCGATTCAATTATGAATGATCGTCCAGTTTCAATAACTAATCCTAATATGACAAGATTTTGGCTTAAAATTGAAGATGCAATCAAGTTTGTTACCGACACTGTAGACAATGAAATAAGAAATAGTGTTATTAATGATGTACTGATTCATCCTCACATAAAATCTGCTCATGTACTCGATCTCATTGCATGCATATCAAATATTTTAGGCAGAGAATATAAGTACGAAATTACTGGTGTTCGTCCAGGTGAGAAGATCCACGAGCATCTTAAAAGTGATCATGATAGCTGCCTCAGCAGTGATCAAGCTGAAAAATATACAATGGAAGAACTAAGAGAACTTATCGAGCCTACGGTTATCAAAATAGTTTCGGAGTATAAAATATGATTATCTTAGAAGCTGTTATCCTTGTTTTATTCATTGTCTATGTAGTGCTTTCCTTTGGTCTTTTGGTTCATTTAAATAAAAAAATTAGGTTAGCTGAAGATGACCTACAGTATTGGAAAGAGCATGCATATAAATATTTATCTGAAAGAGACGAGGCTCTAAAAAAGATTAAACATTCTGGAAATGTAATTGAAATTCTCAGAGATATTCAACAAGGCGGTGCAGTTTTAGAAGTCATCAGGGTAGATAAGAATGACATATTTTTTCACAATGGGAGCGTGAATAGATGAAAAAAGTCGCTGTGGTTGGTGCCAGTGGAAATATGGGACGACGCTATGCTCTTATTCTTGAGCAGCATTGCAATATTGAGGTGGTGCGAATCGAACTTGATGCCTATAAAGATCCGAAAGAATGCGATGGGATCATAATAGCTACTCCTACACCAAATCATGTTGAGATGATCAATTTTTATAGACGGTTTAATAAGCCTATTTTATGCGAAAAACCTATCTGTAAACACCTAAAAACTTTGGAAGCTATTTTGTCGATACCAGATTTAGATCTATCGATGATAAATCAGTATGAATTTCTTAATTTAGAGGATCTAGAAGGTGATACTTATTACAACTATTATAAGACAGGAAACGATAGTCTGCTGTGGGATTGCATAAACATTATTGGTTTGGCAAGGGGAAACTATAAGATAGAAAATAATTCTGTCATTTGGAGATGCGTATTAAATGGAAGATCGCTTGATCAAAGGGATATCGATTTTGCATATATTAAAAATATCTCGGAATGGGTATGTGGCTGGAGAAATAAAGACTATATTTTAGGCGCTCATAAAAAAGTAATGGAGGTTCTTGATGGTAAAGCGAGTTAGAAAGCGTGTTGCTATTGCTATTCAGGCTCGACTTGCATCCACTAGATTTCCTGAGAAGTCTGTAAAACCCATTTCTGAAACAGGGATGTCAAGCGTAACGAGCCTCATCCAAAATTGTAGGATTTGCGCAGATCATGTCGGGGTTAAAAGAGATCCTAATACTGATGTATCAGTCGATGTATGGGTTCTAGTTCCCGAGAATGAACTTGAGTTCTGGAGCGAGTTTCTTGCTCATAAGCATGTACGTGTGCATGGTGGCTCGCCAACTAACGTTTTATCGAGATACACAGATCTTATGCAATATCGGTATGACTACATTATGAGGCTCACTGCAGATTGTCCTAATGTTCCAAATCTCGCTATGAATAAAGCGATCTGGACTGCAATTTATCACGATCTAGATTATTGCTCTAACGTCTGGGAAGACTATAGAACTTGTCCGGACGGGCACGATATCGAAGTTATGTCATTTAAAGCCATGGCGTGGCTGAGTGAGAATTCTGATCTCGATAAATACAAGGAGCATGTGACGCTCGCACTTCGTGAGATGCTGCCAAAAACTCTGCAAAAAGGATGTTTAGTTACCAAGGAAGATTTGAGCCATATTAAACTTTGTATTGATACTGAAGATGAATACAAGCAAGCTTGCGAACGCTTTGGCTCGGCATATAAAAAACGCAAGGGAGCTATAGATAAAGGGTTATACGTCTATGAATACTAAATCGTGGTATGATCGGTCTCGGCAATGCATTGCGCAGGGAGCGCTAACGAACTCAAAACATCCATCTACTGATGTTTTAGGTGTATTTCCAACTCACTTTGAAAGGGGTTATGGACCTTACCTCTATGTTGATGATAGCCATAGATATCTTGATTTTGTGGCTGGTCTTGGAGCGATTAATCTAGGTTATGGAAACGAGCAGCTTGAAACTGAAGTTGCAAAAGTGCAGCGAAATGGTGGATGCATATCTGGTAATACGCAGCAAGAAATAATTACTGCAGAGAAAGTTAAATCAGTTTTTCACTGGTGCGATAGAGTTAAATTCTTAAACGATGGGACCGAGGCATGTATGGCAGCTATTCGCATGGCTCGGGCTTTTACTGGTAAAAAGTGGGTTCTGTGGGAAGGATATCACGGTTGGTATGATGAGGCGACAGCATGGAATTCTAATGCTGTAGGAACTCCGCTTGGGCACTATTTTTTAAATCTAAATGAGTGGTTGAATAATAAAGAGTCAGATCCATGTGTATTTGATATTAGCGATATTGCAGCAATCATAGTTGAGCCAGTGATGATCGATGACTCTCGTGAAAGAATCGATTTTCTAAAAAGACTGCGTGAATTTTGCGATAGTAACAATATCATCCTCATTTTTGATGAAGTCGTCACTGGCATGCGCTATCCGTCTCTTTCAGTCGCAAAGCATTGGTCGATATATCCCGATCTGATCTGTCTCGGCAAAGCGTGTGCAAATGGGTATAAAATAGGCATGGTCGCTGGCAGGGCTGATATTCTCGACAGCAATTACTTTGTTTCTGGAACTTATTTCGGGCATATTCCCACGCTCAAAGCGACTGAAGTTTGCATGCATCTTAGCAAGCACGATTCGAAATATAATGTCACTGATCTCAATGAAACTGCGCTTGGAATGAAAGATCGCTTTAATCTAATGGAGCCAGATATAATTAAAATGGTCGGGTGGGGAGCCAGGATGAATTTCGAAGGCTCGTGGGAGAATATCGCACTGTTTCGGCAAATCATGATCGAGGCAAGAATCTTCACAAAAACAACTTTCTTTATGAACCATGCCACAAAGCACCATACTGAAGATTTTATCCTCGTAGCTTCATATGCGCTGCAGTCGATCAAACACGGAACGATTAAGCTGAAGGGTTCATTACCCAATAAACCCGTCGCACAGATTGCAAGGGAGCGCTCATGATCGATTTTGGACATATGATCACTCTGGATACGCTCAACTATCCTATTACACCAATTATCAGGGAGTGGAGAAACAACTATAATATCTGGAAGTGGTGTCGGCAGAACGATCTTATCAGTCAAGATAGCCATCAAAAATGGAGCGAATCACTGAGAGACAGAAGTGATGTTAAAATGTATGCAATTAAAAACAATATAACGGTCGTTGGCGTCTGTGGTCTGACAGATATCGATAGAATCAACCAGCGAGCAGAATTCTCGCTCTATATTAATTCTGATCATCAAGGGCAGGGCTACGGCAAGTCAGCACTAAAAACACTCATTGCTCACGGTTTTATGAGTCAGAATCTAAATGTGATATGGGGTGAAACATTTGAGGGAAACCCTGCCTACGATATGTTTTTAAAACTTGGTATGAAACACGAGGGGACTCGCAGACAGTTCTATTATAAAGAAGGAAATTTCATTGACGCTCATTTGGTTTCTATAACAAAGCAAGAATATAGGGAGCAAAATTGGATAAAAACACAATGCTTGGAGCCATAATTGTAGCTTATTTAATAGGGCTACCTTTCTATCTGTGGTACTGCATCTATCAAGTTAATAAAATGTTTTGGAGTAAAAGAAATATTGATAAAAGTATCCCTATTGTAAAAACTGCCAAAATCACTCCAATAAAAGAAGCTAAGTACGAGCCTCGTGCAGGTGGAAAAATTAAATTTAAACCCGTCGTAAAGACCGACGCTAATTTGTATGAACTTGAAAATAACCCTCAATAACGTTAGAATCATAACGAGCTAACAATCGGTACACTCCTAGATCATTTGAGGCGGCAGCTATGGAAATCCCACTTCCAGAAGTTCTAAGCGCTGGAAGCGCTGTAGTTGCCACCTCGATTGCATTTTCTCGTATGTTCTTTACTCGCATAGCTCACCTTGAAAATATCCTGTCTGTTTCAATTCAAAAACTCAACGACACGGTCGTCGAACTTGATAAAAGACTTGCAGTAAATAGCTGCATTATAGATAAATTTTTAGAGGAAGGATGCCATGGAACTAAACGAAACAAAGCATCTCATCGATGCGATTAAGAACGACATTATTGAGCTGCTTTCTATTGATTACGAGCAGGTATCAGCCGAGCTTTCTGATCTCGATGCAGAGGAGAAAAAAGAACTTCTGATACTTGTAGGTGGAGGGATTATTGATATTCTTGCAAGCGTAAAACTAGGGCCGTTAGCGATAGTTAAAATGCTTGGTGCTTTCAAGTAGTGTGTTAGCGATATTTAGATCAACTTCATCGCAGGTATGCTTTACCTGCAAATTAGTACCTTTTTTTAAGGTTATTTCACATAGAAATTGGCCACTAGGTTCTGCTGGAAAAACATCAGTGTAATATGAAATATCCTCTACGTTGATCCGGTAAATCATATCTTGATAACTCAAAAGTCTTATAAAAATAATCATCGTCAATGCTATTTTCATGGGATTTTTTTCCTTCCATTTTTGCCAGGTGGTACTTTTATATCCATGGTTTCTGAGATCCAATGCCTCAAGGTTCTCACACTAACCCCGAGATCTCGTGCAGCGTGAGTTCGATTTCCATTATTTCTAACCAATATCATCTCAACAAACATGATCTCAATATCCCAAAGGGTAACTGTAGGCATTCGAGCAATTAATCTGCGAACTCTGATAAGATTCTGTTCGTGTTTTGAACTTGCTCGAAGCTTTACATTCACTTTTATTCCTCTAAGATTGCCTTATGCTTTCGAGGTCTTCCCCTGCCAACGTGTACCTCAACTTTGCCTTCACCTCTTAGAAATGTCGTTAGAGTTGAGTAGTTTACTGCGAGTTCCTGAGCTGTCTGAGTTCTGTTGCCTTCATTCGAATCCAGGACATGCTCAATAAAACATACTCTGATCTGATCTAAAGTAACGCCACGAGGCACGTATTTAAGCGCATCTCGTGTCGCTATGATGCGAGCATTGGTAAGCTTAAGCTGATTCTCTTTAATCGTATCATCAAATGTTTTAACTACTCTACGACGCATGGTTCTTCCTTATTTACATATGCAACGATTCTTCTGAATTTACCCATTTCATAATCAATAATCATTTCACTCTCTACAATATACTGCGCATCAGGGAAAAACGAGGCATAGGTGCTTTCTTCCCTTTGTAGGAATATCGGTCCTTTCCTCATGGCTTTGCTCGATTTCATACCTTTGCAAAGCTGGACAATATCATCAAGCGTGGGATGAATGGCTTGAACCTCAACACCATCTTTTGCCGTGATCTCACAGAAATTAGCTCCAGCGAAATGCATGTCAAGAAAATCCATTTCTTTAATTGATCGTGAAACTTTATTTCCGCATACGTGGCAGATCTGTCTGCCTTGGCATATATCGCACTGCATACTCGTATAGTCTCGCATCATGAGAGTGCTCTTTCCATGTGTGAGTACATATTTTTAATCGTTTCTAGATTTGTTTCATGGGATATTTTATCGAACATATACTTATTGTCCATCTTCATTTTCAGAAAAAATGCTGCTGGTGCCGTTTCCAGTATTGCGAACATCTCCCCTCGGAGATCCTCGATATCTCGTTCTGGTTTCGGCTCGGGAGCCTTTGCTGCTGGATATGACTTTGTAGTGGTCTTAACTGGCTGGAAAGGTGGTCGCTGGTTTTCTTGCTGCTGCTGCTGATAGGGTGATTCCTTATCAGGATCATCATTTTCAACGGTAGGTATCATGAAGATCTGAAACAAAGCATATTTATGAGCGATACTCATACACTTGTTAGTTACTTTATCTCCTCCGAATTCAACAGCTTCCCCCCAAACAATCGCTTCAACAAATGATCCATCTTCTGCGAAGAACTTGTATGAGATCTCAAGAATCTGGTGCCATCCATCAACACCCTTTGCAGACACTACATGATCTCTAACTATTATTTTTCTAATCTCTGGAATACAGAAAATACCATGTTTTTTCACAGCCTGATTAACTACGTTGTAAACATCGTCAATACCACGAAATTTATATCCCTGTACACGGTTTTGCTGATCTTTACCCACGGCACCGATATCCCTTAAAACATCGGCCATTTTCTTGTAAATCATTGGGTTTTGCGACAGCATTCTAACTGTATTTGGCATTACGTCCTGTAGTTTAATTTCTTCCATTTTTAACTCCTTATAATTAGTTTTTTAGTGGTTTTACTAATACAAAAAAACCAGTGTTTAATCAACTAATTTGTAGACCAGACAACATAAATAAATGCACCTATGAATAAAAAGCGCATGGAGATTTTTACTCAAGGGAATTCAAAGTTGCTCGGATAAACTGTCAGGCTGAGACGCTATCCCTAGTTCGTTCAATAAACATCCGTTTAATGAAGATTGTATGGTTGTCTGAGGAGTCATACAAAGCGGTTTTTATGCCATGGGTGCCGTTGAAATGGCAATGAGTGATCCTATGGATACTGTTTTTTAAAAAGCAGTGTTACAGCTTAATTTTAACATTATAAACGAGGTGAAATATGGATCGACCTAGAAAAAATAAAGAAGGTAATACAGCAGACAGACCTAAATATAATACGACTGCTGTAAAATGCCCTTACTGCGATGTTATCAGCGAGCAGCGAACTCGCTTCGCATTCGGGCAAGCTATCCCAAATCTAATCGAGTGCTCGGAATGTAAAAATCATTTTATTCTGCTGCAAAAAGTTGAGATCGTGAATACCGTTGTAGACATCCAGCACGAGTTAGATAAAGGGCTGCATCCTGAGATTCAAGCGACAACGGAAACCACGGGAGAAGCTGGTATGCGTGAGCCAGAAGCAAAAGAGCCTAGAAAGGGAAGAGCTGCAAAAACTGCGACTGATGAATATACTCCGACTTAATCAGATCTATACTCTGATTTATTTTTTTTGATTTCTTCCATTCTTCGCATTTCTTCTTCGAACATTGCGTTTGTATCGATGTACTGCGGTTCTTCTGGTTGCTCCTCAAGCAAAGGCTTTCCAATTGTAGCGAGCATATGACGCTCGACAGTATTGGGATTCCAGTTCCATACTCCGATTTCTTTCCTTTCTTTTAGGCAATCATAAAGCAACTGGAAATCAGCCAGAGAATATTTCGGCCAGAGATCATCAAATGCTTTATCCATTTGCGCATTCGTATTGCCTTTGACGAAGATACCTCTATCCCATTCCCAATCCTGCTTGATGCGACGATATGACTCCCTAAATAATCCAAGAGCCTTTTTCCTGAGAGAATTTTCCTTTGTCTTTGGATTGGGGTTTTTGGCAATTCTGGTCGATTTTATCTTAACAGGGGTATCTTTACCCTCTGTTTCATCCTCAAGCGCTATTAAGGGGGTTATTTCGTTCCTCAGGGGGATGGAGTCAGCCGTAGGAATCTCACCGAAAATAAGATCGATTTCCCCTAACTCATCAGAATCAGGTATGCCAATATCTATATCAGGAGCAGACGGTACGTCTGCGCTCGCCAATATATTTGTATTTAATTTATTTTTAGGGAGTTCATTAGGGAGTTGCCCGGTAACCATTACCGGAGCCTCCGGTAACCAGTACCGGACCCCTGTAAAATAGGCGCTGTAATTTTGATCGGGCTCCGGTAACCATTGCCGGACCCCTGCCAATAACGATACGGCATTACAGCAGGGCTCCGGTAATGAATGCCGGTGCCATGGGATATTGGCTGAGTTCTGCGGTATATCGTAATTGTAATAGGTATAGGACCATATTTCACTTTGCTTATCGGCATCTGAAAGGGAGTCCCAATACTCAGTAAAAACTTTGGGGGTCATTCTGTAATAGTCGGACTCTTGATTAATATTGGAGCCTTTTTTCTTCTCTAAATATCCCTGCTCTACTAGCCAGGTAAGATTTGCCCGAACTGCCTTATCACATCTACCAGATCGCTTAACAAGACGATGAATTGGGTAATATCTCCATTCTTGGAAATGACCCTTAAAATTGCATTCATTGCCTATAATTAATAAAATGAATTTTTGGGTTGTAGGTATGCCAGATTCGAGCACTGCGTTGAGGCATCTGCCTCCTGAATATTTTATCTTTCTACTCATATTTACCTCATAAAACCCGTTGCAAATTAATCTTGCATGACATAATTTGAACGGGTTCGGTGGTTATCCGAGTTGCCGTTCTGGGTTACTGTTGAGTTACCGTTCTTTGGTTTAGTAAATTTCCGTTCAAAGTATTTTCTAAACCCCATAAATTAGTTTTTAGTTCTAAAAAGAGGTTCCATCAAGGGATCTCTTTTTTATTTATACCTATTATTTTTAATGCATGTATTAACTGATCTGCAACCATGTCTCCGAATATAAAAAAAATCAAGTAAAATCCCCCACTGCCAAAAAAAAATAAACATAGTTAAATAACTGAGGATATTTCTGTAAACGGAGTTTATATTCATTTTACATAACTAAAAATATGGGGTTTTTAAATGAAAAGCGTAGGTATCGATTCAGGTTCTAAAGGCTGTATTTGCGTGCTCGATACACAGGAAAAAACAGCCAAATATTTGTATTTGCCGTACAGGAAAGATGACGTTTTAAACGGCAGACTTATTGACATCACTTTCGAGTGTTTTTCGGGTGTAGATCGGATGACGCTTGAGAAGGTGCAGGGACGAGGTGGCGGAGATACAAAGTGGGGAGCAACTCAGACTTTTGGTTTTGGTCGCAATTATGGAATGATATTGATGTACCTGAGCTACTACCCACACCATTTAGTTGTACCACAAGTGTGGCAAAAGGCAGCTCATAAACTGGCTCACGGCATTACTGCGAAAGAAAAAACACAGTCAGCATTTGATCGGTTAAATCCGAGCTATGGCGGCATTGCAACAAGCGAGAACGGGCTTGCGGATGCGTTTTTTATTGCTCGATATGGGCTGGATCAGCTCGGCTGTCACTACACAGATGACTGGAACTTTTTTAACATGAAATGAGGATTAAATGAATCTAGGTCAGAAAGAACTTTTAACTAAAAAGATCGTGCAGATTACAACTCACATTCAAAGGCAGCTCGAGGAAAGAAACACCCTTGTTGGCGGATATAATCGTGAGATCAAGGACAGCAAAGCAAGGGCACTTTGTTTTGCAAAAGCCGTTGAAACAGATTCATTGGATCCTTTGCAGGAAATCATGGGTGAGTTCGAGCTTGCAGAGTTCGAGAAAGTTGGACGATAACATGGTTGCTATGCATCGAGATCTCAGCAAAATTAAGAAGATCATACTCCATTGCAGCGATTCGGACCTTGCTGAATTTGACAACATTGAGACGATAGAGAAGTGGCATCGACTCAAGGGATGGTCTTCGATAGGATATCAATATTACATTGATCGCAAGGGTATTGTTTATCCGGGTAGGCCGATGGATCAAGCTGGATCCCATTGCTCGGGACATAATTTAGAGTCAATAGGAATCTGCATTGGCGGCAAGAAAGTGTTCTATGATGCACAGTTCTCAGCTCTTTGGTTTCTTATCAAGGATCTTATGATTAAGTTCAAGCTGAAAAAATCAGATGTCTATCCCCATCACTATTTCAACTGCGACAAAACTTGCCCGAATTTCGAATTATCTAAAATATGGAAATATGACAATAACGAGTATAGTTGATATAATAACAATGGCACTCTATAAAAAAGGAGGTTTTATGAGCAAGCTATTCTCGTTTTTGTTTCCGTTTTTAACAGTTTTTTTATTTTCATGTTCTCACGTCGATCCTAAAGAAATTCCTGTCATCTCTACTAACCCAATTCCGATGAATGCCGTCATTTCATCATCAGGTAAATTGTTTTACACAGGTCTTAAAATACCCCAAGGTTTTAAGCCTAAAAATGTCAGACCAGCTTATGTTAAAGGTGAAGAACTTCCAGCAGCTTTCGACTGGCGTGATAAAGTTGAACTCATGCCAATTAGGTCGCAAGGAAGTTGTGGCTCCTGTTGGAGTTTTAGTACAGTGGCCACATTCGAGGATTCACGCAGAATTCAAGGCGAGAAAGAAGATCTTAGCGAGCAGTATTTGGTGTCATGCAACAATGAAGGTTGGTCGTGTAACGGTGGGTTTTTTGCTTATGACTATATGATGGCACCAAAGGGTGGGATATCAGAGGCGAGTTATCCTTATACTGCGACTGATTCAGCATGTAAAGGAGGTTTAAACTACGGTGCAAAAATTAAATCGTGGGCTTATCTTCCCGGTGGAGATAACGCAGGAGATAACATAAATGAGATGAAAGCAGCTATTTTTAAGTATGGTCCTATAGGCGTGGGAGTCGCTGTAGATTCAAATTTTTCAAATTATTCAGGTGGTATTTTTAAAGATACTGGATATCGATCACTCAACCATGCAGTCAATATTGTTGGATGGAATGATGCAGAAGGTGGTTACTGGATAATGCGAAATTCGTGGGGAAATTGGGGCGAAAATGGCTTCATGAGGATTGCCTACAAAGCTAACGGCATCGGTGCGTGGAGCAATTATGTCGTGTATGAAAAAGATCCTAATCCTAATCCAGATCCAACTCCAGATCCGAAACCAAATCCAGATCCACAACCTTGTTCTCCAAAACCTTATGCTGATACTGGTTATGGCGACTCTATTACAGTGAAAAATGGTGCAAGTATTTTGATGGGAACTAAGCCTCGTGCCGGTCATCGTTATTACTGGACAGCATCTCCAGCTTTCGATAACGGAGCGGTTCCTCAAGAAGCGCAGATCAAGTACAAACCTCGTGTTACAAAACGCTTAACAGTTCATGCTGTAACTCAGTGCGGAGAAGCGACAGATTCAGTTACCGTTAAACTACTATCTGGATATTTAGATAGCAGTAAAGTGGTTCCTGAGTTAGATTAAATTAATCATAAATTCCTTTATTAGTATCGAAACCCCGGCTAAAATAAACTTTTAACCGGGGTTATTTATTATGCAGAAATATATTTTAGCAGCAGTTATTTTACTCTACTCATTCAACTCAATGGCTAACATGCCTGAGAACTCACTTCCAGATGATAACCCGGGACTTTCTAACATCACTGAAAAACAGTTTCACGAGATTATTCAGTCGGTAAATGATATTTATCAACCAATTTTTAAAGCGCTCAATGTTAATTTTTGGTTCGAGCGGCATTGGGAAAGTAAAGTATCAAATCTTTATGTCTATAAGTTCGATTCGCAGTGGGCAAAAAATTGGAAAATCGAAGTAAATGGTGCGCTCGCAAGACGTGTCGAGATAACTAAAGAAGGTTTCACTTTGGCGCTATGCCATGAGATAGGTCATTTTCTAGGCGGATTTCCAATGCGTGACTACGTCGGTTTATCGACGGAAGGCCAAGCAGATTATTATGCTGCTCATGTATGCGCTCGCAAGATTTTTGGTAAAATTGCAAAAAAAACAAAACTAATAAAAAAGCTGAAAGTTAGCGTTGGAATATGTGATAACAAATTCGATTCTCAGATAGAGAAAGACATATGCTATTACACAATTTTTGGAGCAAAAAGTTTGGCTGATTTTTTCTATATTGCTGCTCAGGAACGGAGAACTCCAGAAATCGATACTAAAGATTTATTTCAGATCAAAACCACTCAGCAGCTACACTCCCCTGCTCAGTGTCGCCTTGACACATTTGTTAGTGGGACTTTGTGCGATAAGCAGTGGGATGATAAACTGATCCCCACAGATAAGAAAAACAAAACGTGCGATCGACCGAGGTGCTGGTTTGCTTATTAAAAAAATGATGTCCTTAGCGTTAATGTTATCCAGTGTAGCTTTCTCTGAAAATAACTGGCTCCATTCTCACGATGGCAGTCTACTTAAACAGTCAGATGGTACGATAGAATGGACTCCAAAAAAGCCTCATACTATTCTTTTGAATCTTGAAAAACCTCTGAATCTTTCGAGTATCGGAGATAAAGCAGAGTTCAATTATAAATTTAAATCAGTGGGAGATTCCTTTATCAATGGATGCATGGATAAAAAACCTGAGCCTTGCCGCACTGGATGCAAGGAATGTCCATCAAAAGGGAGTGAGAATCGGTGCCATGCAATAGGGTGCAATTTCGATGATGATGTCGGGTGCCTTGCTGGAACTGGAGATTTCAGGTTCGGCATGTTCGATAGCAATGGCAAGGGATATGTCAAAGGAGATAAATTCGGCACAGGGAAACCGAGGGGTTCAAGCAATAAAATATTCAAGGGGTATCTTGGATACCAGTGGAGATTTCACCCACATATTTGCGATACTAAAAGGTTCATCGAGGTTAAGAAAGATTGCTCAACTGAGCCTCATAGCAATGTTGCTTCGTGGAAGCGAGAATTTCCGACTATTAAGCCTTGTTCTGAGGAGCTATTAGGTGACTGCGATCCAAGGAGCTGGAAGCGAATATTTGATCCCACAGCGGCATGCTTTAACCTTGCGCAGGATACTTTTGGAGATTTAAAAGTAAGTATAGAAGTGGTCGCAAAAAACCAATTGAAAGTGAGATTTTTGCTCAACGGTGTGGCCGTGGAATATGTAGATAAAGATAGGAGCAATCAGCCGAAAAAAATCGATGTCATATCGCTGCATATGTCAAATGCAAGACCTTACAAATCGGTAACTTTAAAAAGGGATTAATAATGCTACATAGTGCAAAAGTTACCAGGGTTATTGACGGAGATACTTTTCTCGCAACTGTCGATCTTGATTTTGCGATATCGATAAATATCACCATAAGGCTCATGGGAGTCGATGCGTGGGAGCTACACGGCAACGAAAAGCAAAAGGGTATGGAAGCTAAGGAGTTCGTCGAAACGCTCATTGGCGGCAATAGTATAACGCTCAATCCTTATAAGCGAGATTCTTTCGGAAGATGGTTATGCGATGTTTATGTAAAAGGTGAGTTTTTGGCAGATATTCTTGATGATAGAGGCTATCTGAAAGGAGTTGCCGTAGGTTCCTGCTCGCTGGAGTGATCATATGGGGGGATTGGGTCATCCTGTGCGTATTTATCGATAAGAGCAGATATGATCAGGATCAGAATTACCCCGATAGAGTTTGTAATAATTATAAATTTTAAATCTTTTTTATTAATCATAATCGCTCCACTTCCACTTGAACTCCTAATTCTTTCAGAGAATCTAAATCTTTCTGAGTTACCGTTTTACGTCCAGTTAGAGCGCTGATAGAGATCTGATCAGCTTCGTCCTTAACGTATATATACATTTTTCCGTATTGACGCCTTTCAAAAAATCGAACTATTTTTACTGGTTTTGATTCTGAGGGTTCTTCGCCAAAATACATATGAAGCTGCAACCATCCCTTGAATGCATCCAAAAATTCGGATCCCACGGTCTTACTTACTGCTATTGAAAAACTTACCTCATCTCCGCTTTCACGGAAATCTTTTACAGAAGGAAGATCGATCTCATACAAGCATGTCTGCTTCCAATCATAAACCTTGATAGTTGTCTCAGTTTCAAAGTCAAAAAATGTCCACTCCCCTGATACCTTATATTCGTCTGCCATTTGAGGCTCTCCAAAGGCATGAGCCAAGTGCTTATAGCTGCAAGTGATCCTTCCGAGCAGGGAAGTTGATACGTGGGTTTTACCGCCATGCAAAAGCTGAAATTGATAATCTTGTTTTTTCATATAAATTCCTTTCTTTTTTAGTTCTGAAGCCTGATACATGAGTCATGCTTCATATATCAGACTCATCGACTATTTCATAAAAAACTATAGATTATTTTATAAGTATTGAATTATACAAAGAAAAAGCCTACCCCGGAAGGATAGGCTTGCTCGTAAAGTAGTAGGAGTTACGATTGATAGGAACTTGCTATGGTACGCAAGGCATTTCTGTAAGGCGGCTATTGTAGGTGCCCGTGGTGGCATCAGGGTTTTCAGATGGCTGAGTCGGCCAGAACCAAAAGAGGTTTAAACTTGAGCCATGCGCATCATGCAATATTGGCTCGATTTCAGTGATCGCACTATCGCAAGAGCGCTGGTATCTCACGTTAGAAAATTTGCTCGTATTTTTAACGATGCAGTAATACCCTTTGCGATTGTAAAATTGGAACATGACGTTGCTCATTTCAGATCGAATATGCACCACATTTAGGATCGGAATAATGCTCGTTTCAAGGTCGGATATTGCAATACCCTCAGATTTATAACTATGCGCATCAAGGGTTCTCGCAACCGTATCTGGTGGCAGCGCTATTCCCTTTCTTAGGAAAGCATCAACGCAGAGGTTGGCGTCCGGGGTATCTAAGAATGTATAGCTATCAGGAATGCCTGATACTGATACAATTGGAGTAACCTCATCAGCGATAGTATTATCAGTAAGAGCGACCGGATTTTTAACCGTTTTTTTACTCTTAACTTCTGCTCCGCACGAGATTAAAATCATACTTAAAATTCCATAAACAATAGCAATTCTCATAACAATTCCTTTCAATTCAGATTCAGCTTGAGCGATATGCTCGCAGACGCTAATGCAAAAGTTGGTACATTATTAAGCTATTGATTTTATTATAATAGGCATGTAAATCTATTAATCAGATGCATAAAATTATTACAACTCGCTTGTATCCTATACTTTATCGTTGGATACTAAATGGATATCATCTCGGTGAAGATTCAAGATCTCAATGAAGATCCTTCTAATGCTCGCAAACATCCCGATAAAAACCTAAGAGCTATCAAAGGATCCCTTGCGAAATTCGGACAGCAAAAACCTATCGTGATCGATAGCAGGAATATCGTTATCGCTGGTAATGGGACGCTGCAAGCTGCTCGGGATCTCGGCTGGAAAGTGATCGATTGTGTGGTTACTGAACTTGATGATCTCGGTAAAATGGCATTCGCACTTGCTGACAATAAAACTGCCGAGCTTGCAGAGTGGGACGATGATATTTTACAGGAGCAACTTGATTGGCTCAACGATCAAGATTTAGATGTTAAATCATTAGGTTTTCTCGACAATGATGCAAAGGAAATGGATCTCCCAGATCTCAACAGCGGTGATAAAGACCCGTTCGAATCGATGACTTTTATTATTGGTACTAATCAGGCTACAATAATACGAGATGCCATAGCTGAAGCGATAAAAGCAGGACTATCAAGTTCTGATGAGAATGAAAATAAAAACGGGAACGCTCTGTTCCATATATGCCAGAGGTTTTTAAATGGGTAGAGCTAAGGATATTAAAGTCGCTCCAATATCGTATAAAGATGCAAGCAGTCTCGTTAAAAGAGTTCATTATTCAGGGAAAGTTGTAAGTAACTCTTGTCTACATTTCGGAGTATTCATTGATGGTTCCCTTGAGGGAGCGCTCCAGTTTGGGTCTTCGATGGATAAGAAAAAAACATTGAATCTTATTAAAAATACAGGGTGGAATGATTTCCTAGAATTAAACAGAATGGCATTCTCGGCAAGGCTCCCCCGAAATAGCGAGTCAAGGGCTTTATCCATCGCTCTTAGGATTATTAAAAAGAACTATCCTCATATAAAATGGGTGATATCTTTTGCAGATGCCACGCAATGCGGTGATGGGACTATATACCGAGCCTCTGGATTTGTGCTCACGGGAATTAAAAAAAATAAGACTATTCTAAAGATGCCGAACGGAACAATTATTGCAGATAAAACCCTGAACGATAAGAACTATGCTCGGAAGGGCATGAATGCAGGAATTGCCAAAAAAAATGGAGCTACACCATTAGAGGGGTTTCAACTTAGATATGTCTATTTCTTAGATAAGGAATACGTCAAAAACCTGACCGTTCCAATAATACCGTTTGACAAAATAAAAGAGGTTGGTGCATCAATGTATAGAGGGAAAAAACCTTGCGTTGAAAGTGTAGATATCGACACGCTAACCCACCAGGTTAGAGAGGACGGTGAAACTCCGATCTCAACGCTCCATTCGGAGGATTCGGATGGCTAAGAAAGGACCCCCAAAGGGTGAAGGTGGTAGACCGCTTAAGCCTATCGACTGGGATCTTGCCGAACGAATGGCAAAAATCCAGTGCACTGCTTTAGAGATTTCTTCAATTCTAAAAATAAATCAGGATACCCTTGCAGATCGATGCAAAAAAGATCATGGGGACACTTTTTCCGAATGGTATAAAAAGCATTCTGAAGACGGTAAAAGTAGTCTAAGAAGGGCTATGTTTAAAGCTGCTATTGGCGGCAATGTAACCATGATGATATGGCTATCAAAGCAGTATCTCGGGATGCGTGATAGACTGGATGAGATCGTAGATCAAAGGCCGCTCATAATTAAAACAAAAAGCGGTGCTCAAATAACATTGGGTACTACAAAAAAAGAGGATGACAATAATGGCAGTAACTCCAGCGACGATAGCTGATCGTCAGTACAATAGCTATGATGAGACATCTCGTGGTGATGAACTCAAGAATAGCCTTGTCTTGGGACGAGGCTATTCGTTTACTAGAAATATTCGTTCTACCAATAAACCCTATATGCAAAGGAATATTGTGCAGTTTATAGCAGACCTATCGTTAAATTGGCAAGGGTTAGATCAGATAAAAGACATGATCCAACTGCTC